TCACTACATCTAACTAAACTTCTATTCCAATCAATGTCACCTGGCAGTTTCTCATAGCCTGCCTTACGAAGTAACTGCACCAGATCGACTAATGACAACATACAGACGAACTCACCGACTGATGCTTCCCCTTGACCATTAAGTCTAAAACACGCAAAGCCAAGTTTCCCTGACTTGTCCGTGCGTGCCTTGATCTGGCGTAGTGTCCCTTTGATGTCAAGTGAGTTACGAGCCTTAATCTCGATGTCGAACGGAACATTGAGAATGTCCTCGCCTTGACCACGACCGACACTAGCTGCGTGCCACCATTGCTGCAAGTACATGGCGACTATGCGTTCGGTCGCATAACCTCTATGCTTCCTGTGTTGGCTCGGCATCTGCTTCTTTCGATGTTTTAAGTGCAATATGGCTAACTGCATGACATCTCAGACAGGTAACAAATACCTGGTCATTAGCCTCTGGAGTAATAGCCACAGGTTCATTGCAAAGATCGCAATAGATAACAATATCCTGCGGCTCTTCGAGCTGTCCGCCCATGATGGTTGCTGTGCCATCATCAAAGATTACCATTTCGCCCATTTATAACTCCAACCTATCTTCGCATTTCTCACATAGTGCAACGAATAAACCATCGTCACGTTTATAATCATTGAGCATTGTGTCCTCATCACAGTCATTGCAATTACCCACACCGGAATAGCCAAAGAAGCTGTAAACATGCTTAGTCATCATGCGCGTACCTTCTGTGCTCGCCATGATCCATTAGGTGCTATCTCATACCAGATAATGTCATCGCCCTTTTGGCATCGAAGCATTGCGCCACTAGCTGCGCCAACGCACTTAAAGTGACCCCAAGGCTTACCAGCCTTAGATGTACCAGTTGCCCACACCATCTCACCATGCTCACATCGTGGAACATCCTTGTCAGTTGTGCCGCCTATAATCTCTTTGACTGTGTTCACAGCTTGTTCGCTTGTTATTGGCATTGGAACAGTTTTAATTGTCCAAGGATCATCTTCCTTTACGACAGGGATATAATCTTGCTTTGGCTCTGCGAGCTTTGTTCTTGCGACCTTAACCATTTCTTCTTTGCTTGGTCGCTTACCCTTGCTTGCGTAACCAGCATTCGCAAGTGCTCTGCCGATCGCGCTAGTTTCACAGTTTTCCAATGCGCTAGTTGCATTAACACCTCGACTGCTAATCGTTTCCTCAGCGAGCCCGCTGGCGAACGGCGTGCTATCAGCGAAAGTACGATAAAGCCATGCTTTAACAATGTATCTGTCATTCTGGAAACTCACTAACTCCGTTTCAACGCGGAAATCTGGGAAGTCCTTGATGAACTTCTCTAGTCTTACTTCTACTGTCTCGTAATCTTCTAGGTTAAACATAAAGTTCATCGCCCTCTGTTTGTAATTGAACTGCTATTGCCAAATAGGCTATTGCATCGATGTAAGAATCTTCGTGGCTTGGGGTTTCTGTGATTCTGGCGAGTTTGACTTCGACCATTGCAAGAGCAGCTTGTGCGTCTGTGATTGGGTAATCAAGTAAACAGGATAACCTCGCAGCGATGCGACCCTGGTTAATTTTCGGATGACCGTAAACCTTGCCACGATCTTGCATGATGTCGATTGCATTGATGAGTGCCTCAGTTGCTTTCACTTCTGAACCTGCTCGTAGTATCTGCGGATTGCTGTGCGACCTTCAACCATGCCTTTGTCGTAGCCAACTTCTTGACCTAATCTGAAAGAAAAATAAGCGATCAAGCCAACACCTGCCACTATCAGAATCGTTAATGAGTTAATTATCATTTAGCCCTTTCTTGTCCTGTATTTCAGGAACAGGGAAAGTGTTACACAGCTAGTGGGATTTGTTCAGTAGATTTTGATAACGAAACGGTAACAATTCTGACCCGTCCATCTGGTCATCAATATCCCGTAGGACATCGTTACCGAGCGCGCCCGTATCTCTTACCTGACACAACGAAAGTACCGTCCTTCTCTAGGTTAATGATGCTGACCTGCACGTTTGTGCCTATTTCCTCAATAATGATGAACGCCTGTTGCCAGTTCATTGTGCCCTTAGTGTAATGAGCCTGTCGGACATCCATGAGATGCCCACCTTCCCAGCCTCTCAGGATACGCCCTATTTTGCCCCCTGAAGCCTCTGTAAAGGCTGACTGACCTGCTCTGTGAGTGTGTCCACATATAACGCTAATACCATGCCTACGAGCCGCCTCAAGGGCTGTAAGACCAGGTGTGGGCTTGACGGACTGTTCATCACCATGTAGGGCAATAATGCCTCTAGCGACCGCGTAGGGCTTCTTGTGATAGGTAATGCCTAGTTCATCGAGCTTCATAAACTTCTCGAAGCGCAACTCAGGCAATGCTAAGAAGGCTGGAATCTTTTTCATGATGACATTGTAAAGACGGTCTGTGTGATTGCTACGGATCATGTGAGCATCTTTGGTGTGCTCCACTAATGACCAAAGAACTTCGACTGCTTCATCTCTGTCAGCAGCTAGTGTTTGTTCGTACCATCCTGGAGTGTTTTCTGTCCATCGGGAAATCTGTGGTAGGTCGATTTCATCACCGAGAGTGACGACAGAATCGGGGCGTACAGCTTTAATATACGCTGCAACATTTTTTACTGCTACTGGATCGTGATAGGGAACTTGTAAGTCTGGAACTACAACAGTTCTTTTCATTCATCCTCATCGTCATACCAGTCTGGCTCTGGGATATTTGGGTTAATTGGATTAGGTAGTATCCAGTCCGGATACGCGTTTTTCTCTGTAATTATGCCAAGTGCCAAATCAACATCGAAGCCTGCTCTGCGTAATGCACGATACATTTCATGCACACCAATAGCCCACGCATCTAGTTTGGAATAGCCTTCATCCACTAGCTTCTTAGTTGCTTTTCTTGCCATGTGTAAATTGTCACCTCTCCAATAAAGAAATGATTGTTTCGACACGCCCTTCAAGTCGATTCAATCTGTCATTCATTGACGAACCACCGTTAGGTTTTAATTCAGCCAAGTAATGCTTCACTAGCCAGCGGATTGATCCAACAAAGCCAGTAACGATTGAGATGATTGCAACTGCTAGAGCCGCCCAGTTAAGGGCAGTCATTATGCTTTGATGCCGTAGCTTGAGTCGTTAGGATTTAACCAACGAATAATTGGCGGCAAGCATGATGAAAGTCCAGCAGCGATTAACGCCTTTGGCTCTGTAACACCAGCTGCTGCAAGTGAAAGAACTGCTACTAAGAATGCTCTAGCCCATGAGCCTGCTGCTGTTTTAAGGTCGTTCATCTATCTGCTCCTAGCATCGGGATATCAAACCAGCTACCGTTTTGGTCGCCTTCTTTAGTGAATGAAATATGGATGTGATGATCGTGGCGGTTAATCCCATCGTAAGGACGCCAACGCCAAGACTTCTTAGCTGATGCGATTTTGCCTGCATAGATAACATATGAGATTCGCTTATCTCCTGCTTTGGCGCACTCGCGTATTTGGTCGGCAAGATAAGCACCTGTGCTGGGGCGTGAGTCGAAGTCCTTATCCACATCAATAGCCCTGACGATTCCGTTAGACGAATCGGGATTGTGGTCACTCTTACGATTGGAGTGCTTGGCATCGCCTATCCAACCATCGGACTTTCTATCGCGGTCAGGAAAGGAATCATCAATCTGCTCACGAAGTTGCTGCCCTGCTTTACAGAGTAGCGGCTTCATCAAGACTCTTTAGATATGCCTGATAATCAGAGTTTGCAGGGTCAATAGGAATATATGTAATTGACCCATCTTCATTGTCGCGAGTAATTACTTTATCGCCTAATGCCATTATGATTTCTGTGTATTTCATTTTATAACTCCGCACTTAATATGACAGACGCTGCTGCGTTGTTAGTTCTTAACTGTCCGCCAGTTCCTTGTGTGCCAGATGCATTTCCAGTAATTTCTAAATTGCCAGCGTTCAATCCAGCACCCCCAAAGGATGCACTGTCTGCATAATCTTGAGTATTGTTAGCATAAATTACCCAATAATTAGCAGCAGTTACTATTGTTGCAGATGGAGTTGTTCTCATAGTTACAGGATAGGCAACTGTGCTAACAAAAGTTGTAGAGTTGTAATAATTGCCCTGTGAAGTTGTTCTGTCCGTTGCTCCCGATGTGACGGCAAAACAATACCTTTGGCAAGCAGCCAATTCACCTTGAATAGTTCCACCTGCACGGCTAAAGGTTGTGGCAGTTGAGCCTAGTTCTAACTGCACACCTGTAATTTCAAAGTAATCTGCTGCACCTGCTGTTCCTGTTGGACTGATAGCAAAGAATAAAGCCAATTCAGTAGCAGATTTATCTATGCTTACAGTCATTGTAAATCGCTGCCAAGTAGTCGTAAGTGTGTTGTTCTGACCACCTAGACCAGCAGCACCAGTATAAGTACCGTTAATGTTTTGGTCTGTGCCTGTTCCATAATAAACCCAAGACTGTAAATAAGTAGATGAGAAGTTAGCACCTTTGCGAGCATAAAAAGATAGAGTTACAGTTTGTCCAGCATAACGATAAGACTCGCTCGACTCCCAACTCTGTGTAAAGTAATATGCGCTTGTATTGCTGGAGCCATTTGTGCGTTGGATACGAGCGCAATATTGGATAGTTGGTAAATTAGTAGTATCGGATACTGTCTGACGACTAAGTGTTTGTGCAGTATTAGCGTTTAGACTCCATCGGTCTGCTGTGTAAAGTGATGCAGCAGAGTTAAAAGATGTTCCGCGTTGCCAAATATCGAAGCCACCGTTTATTGAGCCATTTTTACCACCAGCGCGTGAGAGAGTGCTACTGGTAAACAGATTGACTGTGCCATTAGTGTCATTTACATCCGATGCGGAATAGACATCTCCGTTCGCATAGGTCGTTTTTAGTGGAAGTCCAACAGCCATTAGCACACCTCTTTCATAGGGTCAATTCTAGTACATAACATCGAGTAA